GAGGGTTGTATATAATGAAATAGTGGAGGAGGGAATATATCTTTATGATTTATTGGATGTTGGAGAAGATAATTTATATTATTCAAACAGTATAATATCACATAACTGTGAGTTTCTTGGTTCTGTTGATACTTTAATAGCACCTTCTAAACTCAGATCCCTCGTCTACGATGCCCCTAAGACCCGTAGTGCTGGTTTAGATGTTCATATGGATCCTATTGATGAACACGATTACCTCATTACTGTGGACGTTGCAAGAGGAGTGGGAAACGATTATTCTGCTTTTGTGGTTATAGACATTACAGAATTTCCACATAAGGTTGTGGCAAAATATCGGAATAATGAAATAAAACCTATGATATTCCCAAGTATCATTTATGATGTTGCTAAAAGTTATAATGATTCTTATATTTTATGTGAAGTAAATGATGTTGGTGATCAGGTTGCAAGTATTCTCCAGTATGACTTAGAGTATAATAATGTACTGATGTGTTCTATGAGAGGGAGAGCAGGACAAATAGTAGGGCAAGGATTTTCTGGTAAAAAAACTCAACTTGGTGTAAAAATGTCCAAGACAGTTAAAAAAATTGGATGTTTAAATCTAAAAACTATGGTAGAAGAAGATAAGTTATATTTGAATGATTATGAAATTATGAGTGAACTTACCACATTCATCCAAAAACACAATTCATTTGAGGCAGAAGAAGGATGTAATGATGATCTAGCAATGTGTTTGGTGATTTATGCTTGGTTAGTCTCTCAAGATTACTTTAAAGAACTTACAGATCAAGACGTAAGAAAAAGATTATATGAAGAACAAAAAAATCAAATAGATCAAGACATGGCACCATTTGGATTTATTGATGATGGTCTTGGTGATAGTAGTTTTACTGATGTTGAAGGTGATAGATGGTATGCTGATGAATATGGTGATCGTTCATATATGTGGCAATATAACTGATGGATCTTGATGGTCAAATTAGATTGGGACATTTATTGTTTAATGATAGAAAATGTAGAGTATGTGGAGAAATGAAAAATTTAATTGATAGTTTTTATAGAACTCGTAAAGATCGTGGAACAGTTGCATCATCATATTCTTATGAATGTAAAGAATGTACGATTAAAAGAATAACATTTGAAAGAAAGAAGAAAAATACGTATTTAAACTGGGAATATCCCAATTGGTAAATGTTCACTCCACATTTCCCTGATGAAAAACAATTTTTTAATAAATATTTCAAGTTAACAGAGAATCACGGAGAATCAAATGGCAACTCCTCAATTATCTCCAGGCGTACTCGTCAGAGAGGTTGATTTAACAGTAGGAAGAGCAGATAATGTTTTAGACAATATTGGTGCAATTGCAGGACCTTTTTCAATTGGACCAGTTGATTATCCTATTGACATTACTACAGAACAAGATCTTCTTAATGTTTTTGGCAAACCAATTTCTTCAGATTCTCAATATGAGTATTGGATGAGTGCGGCATCATATCTTTCGTATGGTGGAATTCTTAAAGTTGTTAGAACTTCTGGAACAACTCTGAATAATGCAAATGCTGGTGTTGGAGCTGCCTCCACTTCAGCATTAAAAATTGATAATTACGATGACTATCTCAATAATCATTTAACAGATACGACTTTCACTTATGCAGCAAAGAATCCAGGAACTTGGGGAAATAATTTAAAAGTTTGTTTCATTGATGATATAGCAGATCAAATCGTTGGTATTGCAACAACAAATTTAGCAACTGCTGGTGCTACTATTGGTGCTGGTGTTACTGCTGCAATTACCGGAACACTTGTTGGAAATGGATCCACTTCCACATTTACTGGATACCTGAAAGGCATTATTACAGGTGTATCCACTTCAGCAACTGGTTCTAGTACAATTGACGTAAAAATTGTTTCTAGAGTTTCATCAGGAAATACAGAAACTTCAATATATTACGCCGAAGGTGGACCATTTAATTCTTATGATACATCAGATACTATTTTCTTTGTGAATAGTGTTGGTGTAAATACAGGATCTTCTTTTACACCATCAACTGTTGTTGATTGGTATGGTAATCAAACTCTTGGACTAACAAATAGCACCATTTATTGGAAATCAATCGCACCAAAACCAGTTACAAACAAATATTCAATAGATAGAAACAGTAAAAATGATTCTCTTCATATTGTAGTTGTTGATGATCTTGGAACAATCACTGGAATTCAAGGAAATATTCTCGAAAAACATGTAAGTCTTTCAAAAGCATTTGACTCAATTTCAAATGTGAATTCTCCTCAAAAAACATGGTATAAACAATATCTTGCAGATTTCTCTTCTCAAATTTATGCAGGAAGCAATCCTTCCAGTGCTGCAGATGCGTATAAAGGAACAACTCCAAGGGCAACAGGATTTTCTACAGGGTTTACTCCTATCACAACTGCAAATGGACTTTGGGGACAAAATGCACAGGACACAACTTATGCAGCAATTGGAAATGTAACTTATACATTAGGTGGTGGCGTTGATTACTCAGCAAATGGTGGAATGAAATGTACATTAGGAAATTTGATAACTTCATATAATCTTTTTGCAAATAAAGATCAAATTGAAGTTGATTATCTAATTATGGGCCCTGGATTTGATTCTCAACAAGACACGCAAGCAAAAGCAAGTTCTTTAATTTCTATTGCTGATCAAAGAAAAGATTGTATTGCTACAGTTGGTCCACATAGAACTGATCTAATCGGAATAACAAATACCACAACACAAACAACTAATCTAATTAAATATTTTAGTACACTTCCATCTTCATCATATGCTGTATTTGATAGTGGATATAAGTATACTTATGATCGTTTTAATAATCTTTTCAGATATATCCCAACTAATGCTGATGTTGCTGGATTAATGACTCGTACTAGTATTGTTGCATATCCTTGGTTCTCTCCTGCTGGTCAGCAACGTGGTATTATTAATAATGCAATTAAACTTGCATACAATCCAGATAAGACACAAAGAGATCAACTTTATCCACAAAGAATTAATTCACTTATAACCCAACCAGGAATTGGTACTCTTCTCTTTGGAGATAAAACTGCTCTTGGATATGCTTCCGCATTTGATAGAATTAACGTTCGTCGTTTGTTCCTTACGATTGAACAAGCACTTCAAAAAGCAGCAGCAGCACAACTCTTTGAATTGAACGATGAATTAACCAGAGCAAATTTTAAAAATATTGTTGAACCTTATCTTCGTGACGTTGAAGCAAAAAGAGGTCTTTATGGTTTCTTAGTTGTTTGTGATAAAACAAACAACACTCCCGATGTTATTGATAACAATGAATTTAGAGCTGATATTTTCCTAAAACCAGCTAAGTCTATCAATTATGTAACTTTAACTTTTGTTGCAACTCGCACTGGAGTGAGTTTTGAAGAAGTTGCAGGTACTGTTTAATTATTATTAAAATAAATAACAAAAAGAGGTAACTAATCGTGGCAAGGCTTAAAACAATTTCACAATTTAAAAGTCAACTGAGTGGTGGTGGTGCTCGCCCTAATTTATTTGAAGTTGAATTAACAACTTTCCCAGCTGGTATTATTGGTGCTAATTGGGATTCTGATAAATTCAAGTATCTGTGTAAAGCAGCAAACCTTCCAGCATCTACTATTGCATCTATTGATGTTCCATTTAGAGGAAGAACATTTAAAGTTGCTGGAGATAGAACTATTGATGTTTGGACAGTCACAATTATTAACGATGAAGACTTTAAACTCAGAAGAGCATTTGAAGCTTGGAGTGAGCATATTGCAAAACTTAGTAATAACCTTGGGGCAACAAATCCATCATCTTACATGAGTAATGCAACGGTTTACCAACTTGGAAGAGGTTCTAATATTAATAGTACATCCAATGCTGGTACTGATAGTTCTATTTTGGCAGCTTACAACTTTATTGATATTTTTCCAACATCAGTTTCAAATATTGATTTGTCATATGATAGTGGTGATACAATTGAAGAATTCACTGTAGAATTCCAAGTTCAAACTTATGAAATCATTAGTAGTGGAACAGCAGGAAAGGCTTAATAAATAGTAAGAATACAAATTAATTAAATTATGGCAAAATTATTTGGTTTTTCTATTGAAGATCAAGAACCAATATCACCATCCGTAGTATCACCAGTTCCTCCCAATAGTGAAGACGGATCTGATCATTTTGTAAGTAGTGGGTTTTTTGGTTCTTATGTAGATATAGAAGGTGTTTATAGAACTGAATTTGATTTAATCAAAAGATATCGTGAGATGGCACTTCACCCTGAATGTGATAGTGCCATTGAAGATATTGTAAGTGAAGCAATTGTATCTGACACAAACGATAGTCCAGTAGAAATTGAACTTTCAAACTTAAATGCCAGTGATGGTATTAAAAAAAGAATTAGGGAAGAGTTTAAAAATATCCTTGACTTATTAGATTTTGATAGAAAATCTCACGAAATTTATAGAAATTGGTATATTGATGGAAGACTATATTATCACAAAGTAATTGATTTCAAAAAACCAGAAGAAGGAATTAAAGAGTTGAGATATATTGACGCAATGAAAATGCGTTATATACGACAACAAAAAAAGACAACTGATGCGGATAAGAGATTTAGATTAGCAAATGCGAATCCAAATAATCAAAACCCGATGGCATATGAATTTCCTGAGATGGAAGAGTATTTCATTTACAATCCAAAGATGACATATCCCACAGGAAATGCATCTGCATTGGGTGGAGAGGCAGGGATTAAGATGACTAAGGATTCTATTACCTATTGTACCTCAGGACTTGTAGACCGCAATAAGGGGTCAACCTTATCATATCTTCATAAGGCAATTAAATCTCTCAATCAACTACGAATGATTGAAGATTCTTTGGTAATCTACAGACTTTCAAGAGCACCAGAAAGAAGAGTATTTTATATTGATGTTGGTAATCTACCTAAAGTAAAGGCAGAACAATATCTTCGTGATGTGATGATGAGATATCGTAATAAACTTGTATATGATGCGAATACAGGTGAAATTCGTGATGATAAGAAAATGATGTCTATGATGGAAGATTTCTGGTTACCAAGAAGAGAAGGTGGTAGAGGAACTGAGATTACAACTCTTCCAGGTGGGCAAAATCTTGGTGAAATCACAGATATTGAATATTTTAAGAAAAAACTTTATCGTTCATTAAATGTACCACCATCAAGAATGGATGGTGAAGGTGGATTTAACCTTGGACGTTCTTCAGAAATTCTTCGTGATGAAGTTAAGTTTAGTAAGTTTGTTGGTAGATTAAGAAAAAGATTTTCATATATGTTTAATGATATGTTGAAAACTCAATTAATTCTTAAAAATATCATCACTCCAGAAGACTGGGAGACAATGGATGAGCACATACAATATGATTTCTTATACGATAATCACTTTGCAGAACTTAAAGACGCAGAATTACTTAATGAAAGATTGAATATGGTACAAGTTGCCGAACCTTATATTGGTAAATATTTTTCACAAGATTATGTAAGGCGTAAAATCCTTCGTCAAACAGATATTGAAATCATTGAGCAGGATTCAATTATTAAGAAAGAAATTGAAAAAGGTATTATTCCAGATCCAAGTCAACCAATTGATCCACAAACAGGACTCCCATTAGATCAAACATCTCAAATGGATTTAGGGCAACCAGTTATGGAACCTGATATTGATAAACAAGGTGATACTACTGTTGCGGATGGTAAAATTGCAGAGATGCCCAAGGGCGGTGAGATATAAATATAAATAAACAAGCAATTAATTGGTCACAAATATGGATGAACTGATGGATATGATTATTAGTGATGAATCACCTTCACAAATCAGCGATAAAATCAAAGATTTACTTTTTGCAAAATCCACAGAAAGATTGGATACATTTCGTCCAATGGTAGCATCTTCGGTTTTTGGTGAAGGAGAAAGTGAAGAAGAAGAGTAAAGATACGATTATACTACGAATTTGTAAAGTAATAAATAATCAATAAATGTATTATAAGAATAATGACGCATAGACCAGTTGGTGCAGGTTCTTCATTCTCATTTACCGGCACCGCAACGACATCATCAGCATTTTCAGTGCAGTCAGATACTTTGAGAATTGTTGCTGTTGGTGGTGCAGCACATATTACGATTGGATCAAGCCCAGTGGCAACAAACACTGATTATTATGTTCCTTCTGGTGAATCGGTAACTCTTGCTCTTACAAAGGCATCAAATAGAGTTGTTGGTATTACTACTGGAACTACTACAACAATTAATTTTGCAGAAGGAACACAATCACCATTTGGTGTTGGAGATTCTGTAACATTAAGTGCATCTGGACAATCTTATTATGACTTTTCTCACCAGATAGTCACATCTGTAAATACTAGTTCTGGTGTTAATGGATTTCATCAAAGTAGAATCATTGTAAGTTACAATTCAAGTGGTATTGTAACTGCATTTTCTTCTGCTGATGCAACATTAAGAACATCACAAAAACTTGGTGCAATTGGTGCGGGTGGTGCATCTGGAGCAATATATTACCAACAAGTACAACTTACCAACCAGGCATAAAATGAAACTTATCACAGAACAAATTGAATCAGTAGAAGTTATTACTGAAAGTATAAATGGAAAGAAAACTCTGTTTATACAGGGGCCATTTCTCTGTACAGAGGCACCAAATCGTAATAATAGGATATATTCTTTCTGTGTTATGGAAAGAGAAGTTAAAAGATATAATGAGCAATATGTATATAAAGGTCGTGCTCTTGGTGAACTTGGGCATCCAGATGGACCTACTGTAAACCTTGATCGCGTTTCTCACAAGATTGTTTCTCTTTTTCCAGAAGGAAATAACTTTATTGGTAAGGCACAAATCCTTCCTACTCCAATGGGTAAAATTGCTGAGGCACTTTTAAACTCTGGTGTGACTCTTGGTGTTTCTTCTCGTGGTATAGGATCTGTCACAAGAAATCGTGATGGATACAATGAAGTTGGTGAAGATTTTATGTTAGCAACTGCTGCTGATATTGTTGCAGATCCTTCTGCTCCTGATGCATTTGTTCAGGGAATTATGGAAGGAAAGGAGTGGGTGTGGTCTGGAGGAATCTTAAGAGAACAGATCGCAAAAGCAACACAAAGAAGAATAAATACATTAGTTGATCAAAAAAGACTTGAAGAAAGAAAATTGGAATTGTTCAATGACTTTCTTGCAAATATTTAAATTATAAATAAATATAGATTTAATAAAGGTAAATCGGAGAGTTCAAATGTCTCGTGGAGATCTACAAGAAATGGAAGTGGGCACTAAGCAATCCAAAACTGCTGTAAATTCTAATGCTACAGCAGCAGATTCAATGACATCATTATCTGGAAATTTAACACCAGGTCAAACTGGTAGTTATGAAGACCTTGGTGGTCCTACCCCAGAAAATTACAAGTCAGATGATGATTCAGCAAAACTTAAAACTCCTGGCGCAACACTCAAACAAGTAAGAGATGTTGTAAATAAGGGAGCAAAACCTGCTGAGGCAGTAAAAGAAGAAGAAGATCTTGAAGACGAAGATTTTATTGAAGAAGAAATGCACGATAAAGACGAGGACGAGGAAGATAAAGAAACTCATAAAAAGAGTAAGAAGAATAAAAAAGAAGAAGATGACGAAGAAGATGATGAGGAAGAGGAAGTAAAAGAAGACTTTGATATTGAAGACGATGTAAATGCTCTTCTTGATGGTGAAGAACTATCTGAAGAGTTCCAACTCAAAGCAAGAACCATTTTTGAGGCTGCTCTCAGATCTAAGGTTAGTGAAATTAAGGAATCTATTGAAGATCAATATGCAAGAGCACTTGTTGAAGAGGTTGAAGAAATTAAAACCGAACTCAACGAGCGTGTAGATTCTTATCTAGAATATGTTGCTGATGAATGGTTCACCGAAAATTGCCTTGCGATTGAGCAAGGACTTAAGGCAGAACTTACAGAATCCTTCATCCAAGGAATGAAGGGTCTTTTTGAAGATCATTATGTAGAAATCCCTGAAGATAAATATGATGTTTTAGATAGTATGGTAGAAAAACTTGATGAAATGGAAACAAAACTCAACGAGCAAATTGAGAAAAACGTTTCCCTAAACAAGCGTCTCTCAGAGTCGGTTGCTGATGGAATCTTTGAACAAGTTTCTGGTGGACTTGCTGCCACTCAGAAAGATAAGCTCGCTTCACTTGCCGAAAGTGTTGAGTTTGAAAGTGAATCAGAATATCGCGGAAAACTGGAGACACTGAAGGAATCTTATTTCCCAACATACAAATCTCCAAGATCCAAACCTGAAAATTTGTCAGAAGGCGTAGATAGTTCACCTGAATCTATTTCAGGAACAATGGCATCTTATCTGAACACTCTTTCAAGATTTAATAAATAACTGACTTCAATATTAAATCAAACGTAAACAAACACACTAAAGGTAAACGCAAATGTTTCAATCAGAACATCTGCAGGAAAAGTGGGCTCCTCTCCTCAACTATGAGGGTCTTGATTCAATCAAAGATTCACATCGTAGAGCGGTAACCGCAGTCCTGTTAGAGAACCAAGAAAGATTTTTAAGAGAGCAATCCTCATTTGATAATGGTTCATTGTCAATGTTGATGGAATCTCCAACCAACAGCGGTAATGCTGCTGGTGCTAGTGGAGCATTCGGTGGTGGTTCTGCTGCTGCTGGCCCTACTGCTGGTTTCGATCCAGTTCTAATCTCCTTGATTAGACGTTCAATGCCTAATCTGGTTGCCTACGACCTTGCTGGCGTACAACCGATGAGCGGTCCTACTGGACTCATCTTCGCAATGCGCTCACGTTATGTGAATCAGAGTGGTTCTGAAGCATTCTACAACGAAGTAGATTCAGCATTCTCTGGTCAAGATGGCGGTCTTGATGAATCTGCTGGATTCAGTGATACTGCTGCTGGTATTGGTACCACT